CTCGCGGGGTCTCTTCGGCTAGGTTCTGGGGGTACCTTTACCCACCCGCTGGTGATGGCACGAGATTGAACACCTCGCGTTATCCACAGCAGCGCACAGTCTTAGGCCTGTGTAATCTAGTCGTTTTCGCTGGTCGACAGGAAATCTTGTCGACCGCCGCCGGTAGGCGGTAGTCACTCTCCCCAAGGGAAAGTAATCTAGCGACTCTCATAACGGCTTCGCTAGGAGCTTTGCAACTCTTATCGAAGGTACATTATGACGCAAGTAGTTCCGTATTACAACACAACGTACAGCACCTGGAGACGTTCTTCCAATTACGCGGGGAATGCTCAGCAGCAAATGGTGAAGGTCTATATGGAGTATACCGGTGGGGGTGTGAATAAACGCCCCGGCTGGAAAAAACTCCCTAAAGCCGCTCAGCAAGTGCCGCTGGATTACCATCGCGAGTGGACGAAAGAATTCAGAATGTTGTACGTGAGTGAGTACGATGAGTACTATGCCAACGGTGTCCATAACTACTACTACGTATCGGGACCTATTGATAGTTCCCTGTTCGCGGAAAGTAGTCATATACCCGGTGTCATAGAAGGAGCCGATTACCTTGCTAAAAACAAGTTATTCGACCAACTCAAAGGTGAAGGAACAAATATCGCTAACATGTTCGCCGAACGAAAGCAGGCGGTTAAGTCAATAGAAAATCTATTGTCTACAATCGTCTACACCGTTCGCGACCTGAAACGCGGAAATGTATCCTCCGCTATACGGAGAATGGGTGGCGACCCGCTCTCAGCTAGAAAGCTGAGGGCGAAGGACATTTCTCAGCAGTGGCTGTCTCTTCAGTATGGGTGGTTACCCATGATGAGCGACGTCTACGGCATCGTGAATGGCCTTCATAAGAGGGAAACAACCTTACCTAAGGTGTTTCGATGCGCCAGTAGATTTCGCGACTCTCAGCCTTCGCAGCTGGGATGGACGATTTATCCTGGCACATCGGACAAATGTGGTAAGACGGTGACTGAAGCGAACGTTCGGTACACGATTGCGGCGTTTCCTGACATCGCACTCGCTGAACCTGCGGCGCTCGGCCTCACCAATCCCCTCGTCCCACTTTGGGAGATCGTACCGTGGTCCTTCGTAGTCGACTGGTTCCTTCCAGTCGGCAACTACCTTGAGCAACTTTCAGCTGCTCATGGGTGGAACTTCGCGTGGGGCTGCAAATCCGTTCTGCGTCAAAGCGGAACGTCTGCACAGTACGATCGTCATTTCTCGGGCAGTTTCGGGGGCGGGAATACGTGGACATATCACCGCCAGATGCAGGGTTTCTGCGATCGAGTTGAGTTTTCAAGGTCGACCCTTACGGGTTTTCCTTCGGTTTCTCTTCCTCGATTTAAGAATCCCCTGTCTCTGCGGCATATCGAAAACGGCCTCGCCCTCCTGCACGGAATGACAGGTCGTGGGGGGACACCTCCGCGATTTCGTTAGTTCAGCCTAAAACGGGATTCTCCCGCCGGCTTCACCTATGCGCCTTCGAAAGCGCTACGCTCTTAGAGCGTTGAAAGGAAAATCATGGCGGCTTTTGCCAACATGACCATCGCGGATGCCCTAGGCACCCCGGTGAATCACACCTTTGTCCCTGCACGCATCATCGGCGGAATGTATGTGTGGGAAGACCAAAGCGCGGCGTCCAACCCGGACGGCGTGCCTGTGGGCTTCAACACCATCTCAGCGATGGGCGCGATGTCGAAAGACGTCAACGCAGGCAAAGGCAAGTTCGCGCTCGATTATCGGTACATCCAGCCGACACTCGAGGTGGTCTCGAATTCGACCGTCTCCGGCATTCTGCCGGCGGCGACGAAGGGTTACGAGTGCGCGGTGTTCATCAAGACTGTCTGGTCCGCTCGCAGCACGGCTCAAAACCGTGCTGACGCGTTCAAGATGGCCGTTTTGGGCTTCCAGAACTCGCAGATCGCTGACTGGGTGAAGAACTACCAGCAGCCGACCTAACCTGGCGGTTAGGCCCTTCTTCGAATTTATCTCATCACGAGGCTTAGTCCTCAGAAAGGTTAGCATGTCTAAGACTGCTCTTCAGAATGCCCATCGTATCGTATGCGGGAATGTGGTCTTCCTGGTTCTCCATGAATACCACTACTCGCCCCGATTGCTGGGCACCGTCTCCATCCACTTTATTGTGGAGGTAGACGGCTGGGCTGCGTCGGAACTTAACGGAGCATTTTCTCGAACATATTCAGTCCGGGTCGTACTCCGTGATAGCAACGGCGCTTCGGTCGACGCCTCGAGTCTAAGCGAAGCCCCGTGGTGTCTTGTCACTCGCGTGATAAGATCCTGCGTTGCTCGTTTTAAACTCGAAGGTATCGATTCGGCCTTTTCCTCTTCCTTAGGAGACCATTGTGAACGGATTGGTCGCACGATTAATGCGATTCTTCCCCACCATGGCCTTACGGGTCGGGGTGATGGGAAATGAGGGCTGGTTACATGCCCTCATCATCGTTACTCGCAGAGCGGGTAGCGATGGAGACCACTCTATCTCTCTGCGTGTCGCTATTGGAGGAACTCGACTGTGCCAGGTCTCTTTCCGTTCGTATTTTGTTAAGATACGAACAGTGGGATCTGATCGCAGAAGGGCTTCCGATAGACGCGGGGTGGTTCGAAACGGCTGAGGACTTCTTCAAGGCTTATCAGGCCACGAAGCTCTTGTCTAAGGCTGATTTCTTGCCTACCTCGTTTGACAAGCGAGAGGTAGCGCTCGAGAGGTTCGAGAGCGCGGAGTCGCAATGCCTGGAAACCAATCGGACCTGGCGTTCCGTGTATCTTGGAGATCCTGGGCTTAAATACCCAGGCGCCCAGATTGATCGCATCGTTTCGATGACGAGGTCTGGGATCCAACATATTCTGGGGCGCTTTCCGTCCGAAAGGTTATCCGAGTGTTGTCGTTGGGGACCGGGTGCTACAACTAGCATTCGTAACCCCCGTACTTCAGTGTACGAAAAATACCTTGAGCCTGTTACGGGTTCAGGCCTCTGCTTCACTCTTTTCTCGCCGATTTTGGCAGAGATAACGCTGTGGGACTCTTTCCAAAGGGGTCCCAAGTGCGTGAGTGACGGCAATAAGGTCGTTTTAGTTCCCAAAGATGCGAAGACTTTGAGGTCTATCGCAGCGGAACCTTCATTTGACTCGTTCATTCAGCTTGGGATCGGAAGGTTGATGAGAGAGAGGCTCGCCCTTCATGGGGTGAACCTTGACTCTCAAGAAACTAACCGAGACCTCGCTCGCTACGGATCCCTTACAGGAAAAGTAGCTACTTTGGACTTGTCAATGGCATCTGACACGGCTGCTAAAGTCGTGATAGATTCCATGTTTCCAGCCGATTGGCTGTTGGCGATGAAGTGTTGCCGCAGTCCCCACTGGCGAATGGGGAAGGCATCGGGTACGTATCAGAAGTTTTCCTCTATGGGAAACGGCTATACGTTCGAGATGGAGACGGTCCTTTTTTACGCCGCAGCTACTGCGGTATCGAAAGAGCTTGGTCTCCCGGGTTGGGAGGTCGCTGTCTTCGGTGACGATATTACTATCGGAACAGAAGGCGTCGATCTCCTTTCTCGTGCCTTAGCTTTCTTGGGGTTTACGGTAAATGCGTCGAAATCTCATGATTCCGGCGTATTTCGTGAATCCTGTGGGAAAGACTACTTCTTTGGTACTAACGTGAGGCCGTACTTCGTACGGCATCTTCTACGTGACGTGCGAGATCTTCAGAAGTTCCATAACGGAATTTTAAAGGGTCTCATTCCTATGTGCAAGACCGCAACTAAAGCATTGCGACTTGCTCATCCCGATTTTCGGCTTTTTGGGCCGAAGGGATTGGGCGATACGGTCTTCTGGTCGTCGGCTCCCAAGGGCAGGTTTACGCCTGCCTCTAAGAGCTTCCCGATGTTTGAGGGCTTTATCGTACGTCATTGGGTTTTCAAGCCAGAGAAGAAACCGGTCGTTTTTTACGAACCGGCCGTGTTAGCTTCCCTTCATTCCCTCTCTAGCCCACTCCGCAAAGAGCAGGCTATCGGGGAGAATGAGGGGTCACCTACACGTGGCATGAGTACCCTTCGCAAACGTGGAACCTGGGTAACCAGGACGGTCGTCATCCCTAGCTGGGATGACGACGGCCTTAGCGTTTAACCG